AATCCAACTCATAATGGTATTCATTTTGAGGATTTTCGTGATATCATTTACATAGAAGAACTTGAATCGGTTTATTTCTTTCTTTCTATTCTCTCTGGATCTAAACCGACTAGTTATAATTTTGTCACGAATGTAACAAGATTTAAAAATAATTCATTCAACGACTATAAAAATGGTTATTGGTGGCCTCATCGTGATGATGGATATACAGCAATAATTTATTTGAATGATAACGATGATTCTGAATGTGGAACAAATCTATATGATCTTTTATCTGAAGAAGAAAAAATTGTGACTGATAATATACCAGAACACTATCAACCATGGAGATCAAAAGAAAACTATAGATTGCTAAAAACATTAAAACCAAAATATAATAGACTTGTCTTCTTTGAGGCTAAAAAATTTCTTCATGGTATGAACATATCAAATAATACTTATTTTGATGAAAAGTTCAGAATGAATCAAGTTCTATTTTTTGAGTCCTATGGTGATTGACAACATGAGTAAACCAGAGTATAATATTAAAGAATCTGAAAACAAATTTAAGGGGTTACAGTTCTGATGTATTCTGTATACAACCCACGCGGTGAAAAAATTGCCGACTGTGGATCTGCTAGAGATGCCACTAATCTTGTCGGCATGAGAAATGCCAAATGGGATGGACACTATTATCAATACAAACCAGATTATCAAACGATTGATTTGGAACCATTTCCACAAAATCAACTTCCTCCAAATCAAAAATATATTGGATGGGAAAATATGAATGAAAAAGACTTTGACATTGAGTTTGTTAAAGTTGGTGGTCAAAAAATTCCTACTCAACAAAAACTACCCCAGTCCGAACAAGAACCATTTATCCCCAATTTTCATGACTAATAAAGTTGACACTAAAAAATACGTGGAGTTTGTCGATGCAGTCACGTCTCAACCATCAAAAGATCACGAAGCATTCATTTATCGTCTACAGGAACTTGAAGGCCAAGGTTTTCATTCCGAGCGATTGCTTACTGCTGCTGTAGGTATGTGTGCTGAAGCAGGTGAGTTTACTGAAGTTGTTAAGAAGATTATTTTCCAAGGCAAACCTGTCAGTGAAGAGAACATGTTTCACCTAAAGCGTGAACTGGGTGATATTATGTGGTATGTTGCTCAGGCATGTATGGGTCTTGGAACTTCTCTTGATGAGATTATGGAGATGAATGTTGAGAAACTAGTTGCACGTTATCCTGGTGGAGAGTTTGATGTCCACTATTCTGAAAACCGTAAAGAAGGAGATCTATGACTAAGAGAACTTTTACAAACAGTGGTGGTGAAACTTGGGAGTGGGAAGAAACTCCTGAGACCATTGAGGCTGTAAAACAATTACATGAAACGATTCGTGAGTTGGAAAAGAAAGCACCTGATTATGGAGTTGGTAAATGAAACTCCTAACCCTTGAAGATTATAAGAGAGCAGGTGAAGAGTTTTGGCCTAAGTATTGGTACGTTGCCAAAGAACTTGGTGAAGGTGCAAAACCAGAAGACATTCTAAAAGTCATGGAAGCTGTCGGTGGTGTTGCATTGAAACTCAAACTTGAAGATGTAGTTTCTCCATTTGGTTTCAATAAAAAAGATACAACTGAATAAAAATAAATAGAGGCAAACGCCTCTTTTTTCATGGCTAGTAGAGTAGAGTTAGATCCTGCAGGATTATATGGTGGCGATCCTGATTATGAAGATTGGGCAAATGGTCCTGCTGGATTAAAAAAGTTAAATGTTGGATTTGTTTATGAAAACTATCTTTTTTCAGAATATAAGTCTTTGGGTATGATACCAATTGGTTTTACTCCTGCAGGTGCAGATTCTAGAGCTGCAGATTTAGAACTTATGGTTGGAGATTACTCACGACTTAGTAAAAAACCATATGTTCCAAATAGAGTTGCAAAAATAAAAATTGAAGTAAAGGCTCCTCCAGCAGATTATGGTCAAGCAAGTTTAAAACATAATGGATCTTCTTGGTATGTGACTGGAAAAAGCGATCCAGTTGCCCAAGAGATGATCAGATTGTTAAACAGTATGAATGTCGCAGCTGAAGTTAATAGAGCATGGCCTGGAAAACCAAATCTCTTCAAATATTCTAATAGTGGTCAAGTTCCACAAGAAGAAAAAGATGCTGATATAAAAAATTATCCAAGTTCATATCTTTTTGGTGATGGATTTTTGAGAACATTTGCGAGTTATTATAAAAATAAAAATGTTTGTTATATCCAAATACAAGGATTGGGGTTGTATCATCTAGGACGTGATCCACTTGGACTTGCTAAAATTGGAGTATCAAACATTCTTAATTCTGGTGCAAAAATGAAACTAAGAATAAGAACCAAAACATCTGCATCTGCTGGAACGTATAGATTTTCAACAGCTCTTTTGATGGACAGAAATCCTAGGCCGTCTGGATTTGATTTGGATGATAATGAACAATCTTCTTTATTACATAGTGATGCAGTTAATGCCAAAATCACTACAGCACCACTTGCACGTCAACGTCAGTTCTTCCGCTAATCAATAAATAACATTATGAAAAATTTTCTAGCGTTCATCACAGAGGCCTCGGGAGCCGCCGCCCAAGCAAAGGCGATGGGCTTGACAGGGGACGGTCATGGGGACTATTATGACCGTGAAGGAAACCTTGTCGCTAAAACTGTGCGCGGTCAACTCAAAATCTTCCAAAAGAAGACCAGTACTCCAGAGCAGGATCCACAGCAGCAAATGCAGCAGGAACCAGAAATGGATCCTGGTATGGAAAAAACAAAGGGTCCACTTACCGTGGGATTTGGTCGCTTCAATCCACCCACGATTGGACACGAAAAACTAATTAATCATATTAAGAAGACGGCTGGAACTGGAGAATATAAAATCTATCCCTCACACAGTCAGGATCCCAAGAAGAATCCCCTGGATTCAGCAACCAAGACTGAATTAATGAAGGCGATGTTCCCAGATCATGCCAATAACATTATTCATGATACAAAGATGAGGACCATCTTTGATGTTCTTGCATCCGCACATGCTGATGGTCATAATGAAGTGAATATCGTTGTTGGTGCCGATAGGAAAGCAGAGTTTGAGAACTTAGCTAATAAGTATAATGGATCTCTTTATTCTTTTGATAAAATTAATGTAGTCTCTGCTGGTGAGCGTGATCCTGATTCTGAAGGTGTAGAGGGAATGTCTGCATCTAAGATGAGGAAGGCTGCAAAGGATGGTGATTTTGATACCTTTGCATCTGGACTCCCAAATACTTTAAAGAAAAAAGACAAAGAAAATGTATTCATGATCACTCGTCAGAGTATGGGTATTGATGAAAATTATTCTACATGGGAAATTGCTCCCAAGTTTGATCCAAAGGGTCTTCGCGAAAATTTTATAAGTGGGAAAATATTTTCAGTGGGTTCTCTTGCTGAAAGTTTGAACACTGGGATGATTGGTAAGGTCATTCGTAGGGGTGCCAATCACATTATTTGTCTAACAAAAGAGGGATATCTATTCAAGTCTTGGATTAAGGATGTGAATGAAGTATATGAATTTGCGACAAATTCATATCGTGAATATGTTCAGCGCATGACTCCAAGGGAGAAGGTTCAGTCATTCATAAATAAAAGCAGGAAAAAGCGTAAATTTAGCTAAAGACAATGAATAGAACATTTTTTGAGGAGCTTCCAGCAAGAAAAGCGGGTGGTCCTGTAGTTTCTGCAAATACTCAAAAATCCTCTGATGGGGGTTCTAGTGAAGGTGGATCAACAGAAGAAAAATCCGCAAAAAGAATTCGTCAAGCTGTTTATGATATTAGATATCGTGCCCGTAGAGAAAATATTGATCTGAAGGCTGCATATAGTCAGTATATGGGCAACACAACGATGACTGGGCCCGAAAAAGAGGCAGTTAAAAAGAGACTATTTGGTGAAGCATATAGTCCTATTCAGAAGCAAATCATTGCAAATTATGAAAATGTTATTAGAAGAATGAAGAAAACCTTTGAGGGGCCTCATCATGATCAAAATAAGCATGGTGAACCCGTAGAAGAAGAAACAAAAGGTGAAGGTCCAGATAAGAAATATAAAATTCGTGTAACAGACAAGACAAGTGGAAGAACCTATGTTCGTTTTGCCACTAGAGAAAAAATTAATTCACTTCGTGCCAATCCCAATATCAAGTCTGTCGAAATGACAGAGTATGGTCAGGCATATGAGGGTGAGGCTAAGAAGGGTGAACAGACTGCTGCTACTAAATCTGGTAAAGGTTTAGATCCAGTTGGTAAGGAAGACAAGGATGTTGATAATGATGGTGATCACGACAAGTCTGATAAGTATCTTCTAAAGCGTCGTGCTGCTGTAGGTAAGGCCATGGCAAGTCGTAATGAAGAAGTAGAGCAAGTCAATGAACTTGCTCCCCTTCTTGCAGTTCCATTAGCTGTAGGTGCTGGATATGCTGCTTACAAAGGCATTAAACACTTGGAAAAGAAAGCTAGTAGTGCAATAGATGATGCCCGTAAAAGATCAACACTGAAGGGTAATGCTTTCGGTGGTGATTTAAGAATGAAGGGGTTGAAAAATTCTTTTGAACCAGAAGGTGAAGTAGTAGAGGCAGCTCCAGTTCCTCATACTAATGTGAAGTATGATCCGAAAATGAAACAACTTGTTCCTGTGCCTGGTGGAGTGCCTGTAC